TAAATGATAAAGTTTTAATTGAAAATGTTAGTATTGGTATTGGATCTACTGGTAGAGGATTTAACTCTGCTGAATATGATTATAAGTTATTCACAATATCTGCTATTGATCAAAATTATGGTGGTATTGGAATCGTTACTTATAGTTTAGCAGATGAACTTGTCGGAGCAGAATATCCTGGTACATATAATCCATTCAATTCTGCTGCTGCAAGAATAATACCACAGAAATATTTCCCATCATTTAGTGTGGATTTATCTTCTAATCAGTATTTGGTTGGAGAAACTGTTACTTCAAAATCCGCAGAAGGTTATGATGTATCAGGAAAAGTAGAAACTTGGGATGTAAAAAATGAAATTCTGGTAGTTTCAGGAACTAGTGGATTTGTAGAGGGTGAAATTATTAAAGGTGATTCTTCTAATACACAAGGTATTGCTTCTTCAATATCATCATACAAATCTAATTTAAATATAGATGCATTTTCTAAAGTAGAGAATGGATGGCAAACAGATTCTGGACTTCTTAATTTATCACAGCAGAGATTGCAGGACAATGACTACTATCAGAATTTCTCATATGCATTACGATCTGCAGTATCCTTTAGTGTTTGGGAAGATGTTGTAAGTAGTTTAAATCATACTTTAGGATATAAGAAATTCTCTGATTATCAATTAGATTCATCTGCAACAGATGCTTCTTCTATGATTGTTGGTCTAACAACAGCATCAACAGAAGTTAATACTGTTCATGATTTAATTGGTATTGGAAATTTAAATACTTTTAGTGATTTTGATTTAGCTAAAGAAAATTCATTAGTTGTTCCAAATCATATTCTTTCTGATGAAATAATATTCTCTAGTAGAATATTGCAGGATTATGAAGAATCTATAGGTAATAGGGTTCTTACTATTGATGATATGAGTGGATCATTTAATAGTCATCCACGATCAACACCATTTAGTGTTGTTGAAACATTTAAGTTATCAGAACATAGAGCACAAAAATATATTTGTTATATCAGAGACAAGAGATTTTATAGTCAAAGACAATTAATGGTTGTTGATTTAATTCATGATGGTTCTTTTGCATATATTCAACAATATGGAAGAGTTGAAACAGTTTATGATCAAGGATCATTTGATTTCTCAATAGTTGGTTCTGAAGGACAATTATTATTCTATCCAACTAGATCTGCAGTAAATGATTATGAGGTGGTTGCACTTTCATATAATCTTGATGATAACCTTTTAGGAGTTGGAACTACTTCTGTAGGAACTACATTAATAGATTCTCATAGTGTAAGTGTACCTAAAGCAAGTGCATCTACTAATATTGTTTCTATTGGTAATACCTATAGATCTGCAAAAGTTCTTGTAGAGGTTACTGCAGATAGTGAAGATGTAGGAGTATATGACGAATTTGGAATGGTTGAACTTAATTTAGTTCATGATGGAACAGAAGTTGATATGCTTGATTATGCAGAAATGACAACTTCATTAAACCATTCTAATGTAAGTGGTTTTGGTACATTCTCTGCATATATTGATGGTTCAGATGTTAAAGTAGACTTCCATCCAAATGCAATTGGAATAGGTACTACAGCAGTTGTTAATGCTATTGTAGTAGCACAATCTAATGAATCCACTACATCAGAATCTGGTATTGATTTAAAACATGCTAGACTAGAAAGTAGATCTACAAATATACCTGCATCAGGATCTCCTACTCCACAGGTGGTTGGTGATTACTCTGATGAGTATGATGCTGCATATTTTGTAATTCAGGTTTCTGATACCAGTAATGGAGAATTTGGGATATCTGAATTAATAGTTGTTGATGATTATGATATAACTGATGGAACTGGTCAAACTTATGATACTGATGAATATGCTGTAGTTACCTCATCTGGTGGACAAAGTATTACTGGATTAGGAACTTTCTATACTGGTATTTCTACTAATAACGTTGTTGCTGGTGGTGGTTCAGTTGGGATAGCAGCAACTACCCAATTAATATTTACACCTCTTCCCAATGTTGCAACAAACGTTAAAGTCTTTATGAATGCATTTAGGTATCAGGATGATGCCCATACTGATATTGACTTTAACAACTCTTCAATTCAAGTAAGATCATCTGATTATACTGGTACTGATAGAGATATTAAGAGAGCATTTAATTTAACACATAATCAAGATCCTATTTTTGAGAAGAGTTTTGATGGTAATGATTCCACTATCATAAACACGACTGATGATACTATTGAACTACCTAATCACTTCTTCGTTAGTGGTGAAAAAATTAAATATGTTCATGCTGGTGCAGGAACTACTCAAGCAATTGGAATTGCTGCTACTGATGGTTTTGTAGGAGTAGGAACCACTAGTAAACTACCTAACGATATATTTGCTATTAAAGTAGATGATAATACGATTAAAGTTACTGATAGTGCTAGGAAGGCACTCCTTTCAGTTCCTGAATCTGTTAGTTTAACTAATGTTGGTATTGGAACATCTCATAGATTTGTTTCTACTAATGCTAATGCTAAAGTTCTACTTTGTTTAGATAATATTGTTCAATCACCTGTTGTATCAACTGCTGTAACTACTACTCTTGCAAGGCAGATGTTTACTACTGATGATCTTATAAAATTAAGTGGAATAACATCTATATTTGGTGGAGATCTGTTAAGAGTAAATGAAGAGATAATAAAGATTGAATCTGTTGGAGTTGGAAGCACTAATGTTTTACGAGTTCGTAGACAATGGATGGGAACTAACCTATCAGGGCATTCCACTGATACAATGGTGACTAAAGTTAATGGTAACTATAATATCACAGAGAATATCCTTAACTTTGTTGAAGCACCTTACGGTAAGATTCCATTAAGTACAACTACAAATCCACCTGATTCTAGAGATTGGACTGGAATATCGACAAGTTCTAGTTTCCAAGGAAGATCATTTATGAGATCTGGTGTTCCCAATACTCTCAATGATACTTATTATAAGAACTTGGTATTTGATGATATTTCTGCAGAATTCAATGGAATCAATAAAGATTTTGATTTAAAATCTGATGGTAATAATATTACAGGTATTGCTACTGAAAACGCTGTTATTTTAGTTAATGATGTATTCCAAGGACCAATTCTTAATTACAATTTAAATGAGAATTTAGGAATAACTAGCATTCAATTTACTGGTGCTGCTTCATCTACAACAGATGCAAATGTAACTACTCTACCTCTTGGTGGTGTTATTCTTTCTGTTGGATCTACAGAAGGATTTGGTTATCAACCATTAGTTGCTGCTGGTGGAACTGCAGTAGTTGCTGCTGGTGGAACTATTAGTTCAGTTAGTATTGGAAATAGTGGTTCTGGATATCGTTCAGGTGTTCAAACTGTAGGTGTTTCTGTTCAGGAAAGAAATGTAGAAACTACATCCATAACATCTGTAGGAACAGCATCTATTTCTAATGGAAGTATAACTGGAGTAGCAGTTACAAACTGGAATGCTTTCTACAAACCAAGAGATATTAGACAGGCTTCTTATACACATACAACTGGTGTAACTACGGTCACAACTGCAACACCTCATGGATTGGCATTGGGTGATGAGGTTAAATTATCTGGTATTGCATTTACATGCACATATTCTAGTGCTGCTTCAAGAGATGTTCAAACTGCATCTTATAATAATGCTAATGGTACTATGACAGTTACTACTTCAACTCCTCATGGGTTGAAAGTAGGTAAAGATGTAATTCTAACTGGACTAGCATTTACTTGTGGATTAGACAATGGTACTTCAGATCATTACTATCCTAGAAATAGAGATAGATTTTATGATACTGCAATTTCTATTGGTTCTACAACTGATACTAGTATCACCGTTAATGTAACTGCAGCAAAGGATTTGGATCAATATGCACATACTTTTGTTAGTGCATCAGCAGGTGCAGTGGTTACAGGCGGTTCTTACAATCATCAATTTATAGGAACTGCAGATGATGCAATTATATCTGGTGGTGCATATAACCATACATTTGTTAGTGCTACTACAGGTGGGGTAACAGTTGGAGTTGGAACTACTACACCAACTAGTGCGACTTATGACGCAAACACAGGTGATATGGTACTAACCATTCCTGGTCATGGAGCAATAGTTGGTGCTGCTGTAAGTTTTGCTATTGGATCAATCACATTCAGTTGTGAAATGGATGGAAATACTTCTAATAAGGCATATCCACGTTCAACTGATCCAGTTGTATCATATGGTTCTACAGTAATTACATCTTCGACTAATAATACTATCACTGTTAATGTTGGTACATCTAAAACAGTAACTCATAATGTTACAGATGCTTCTTACAATCCTGCAAACGGAACTTTAGTATTAACAAGTCCAAATCATGGTTTAAAATCTGGAGTGTCTATCAGGATACCAGATAATGCTTTGACATTTACTTGTGATATGGATGATCATAGTACTAAACACACATATCCAAGAAGCACTGATCCAATAGCTAACACTGCTGTTTCTATTGCTTCAACAACTGAAAATACTCTTACTATTAATGTTGGATCATCACCTGAAGTTAAGTATAATGTAAGTGGTGCTTCATATAATGCAGGAACAGGTCAATTAGATCTAACAATTGGTTCTCATGGTTTAACTGCTGGAACTAGTATTAAGATAGCAAAAGAATCTTTAGTATTTACATGTTCTAAAGATGGAAATGCAACCGAGCACAAATATCCTAGAGCAGGTGATCCTGGATATAATGGATTGAAAGTTATTGGTGTTAATAGTCCAACCAAGTTTGATGTAAATGTTGGAGTATCAACTGTTCCAACATTCTACAAGTCTGGTGGTAAAGTTCAAGGAGTTATTATAGCACCTAGAGATGTTAATAACTCTGCAAGTGGAACAGACCCTGCTGCAGGGGGAACTAATGTATTAGGAATTATTGATAACTATTCATTTACTATTAATAGTGGAATTTCTACTACAGCACACTTCTATGCTAGAGGTGGAACAGTAGAAAAACCATTAGATGTAATATTTGACGAACCTCTTTCATATACAAATATTCCTCTTTCATATAGTTCTGATTCTGTGAGTGGAGTTGGATCTGATGCAACTGTTGATGTTGTTGTTGGACAAGGATCTAGTGTAGTTGACTTTAGTATTCAGAATACTGGATATGGTTATGGTATTGGTGAAATTTTAAGACTTCCTATTGGTGGAACAACGGGAATACCTACTACTTCAACATATAAGGAATTCCAACTTACTATAGATGAGATATTTACTGATGAATTTACAGGTTGGTCTGTAGGAACTTTACAAGCATTAGATACACCTCAAGGTGAGTTTGATGGTGATACAATGACATTCCAATTGAAGTTGAATGATGAAATCATTTCTATCAGAGCTGCTAAAGGATCCAAGATAGATGTTCAAGATGTTATACTGGTATTCGTCAATGATATTCTTCAGGTTCCTGGTAAAGGATATACTTTTGAAGGTGGAAGTCTTATCACATTTACAGAACCTCCAAAAGCAGGAGATACCTGTAAGATTATCTTCTATAAGGGAAGTGGTGGTATTGATGTTAAGTCAAGAGATATTATTGAAACAGTTAAGATTGGTGATGATTTACAAATAACTTATGATTCTGCTAAAGGTCAAGAACCTTGGTTAGAAGAAGATCAAAGATCTGTATTGAGAGTTGATTCTACTGATATAGTTACTACTAACCCATACTTTGGACCAGGAAATACTGAAGATGAAACTTTAGTAAGACCTGTTACTTGGCATAAACAAACTGAAGATAGAATTATTAATGATCTTCATGTTGGTAAGGATAGGGATTTATATGAACCAAGAATATATCCAGCAGCAAATGTTTTAAAAACTGTTGGAATTGGATCAACAACAATTTATGTTGAGAGTGTTCGACCATTCTTTGATCCTACAAATGAAAATCCTGATCAAGGTATTCGTGCAACTTTACAAGATAATATTACTTTAGTTGATCAAAATCCTATAGTTGGTGCAACCGTTTCTGCTTCTATATCAAGTAATTCAGTTTCATCTATCTCAATTTCTGATGGAGGAAAAGGATATACTTCTACACCTTCAGTTTCAGTACAAACTCCAGTAGGATTAGGTTCTACTGCTACTGCTACTGCTACGGTATCTAATGGGTCTGTAACAGGTGTTACGGTAACATCGGGTGGAACAGGATATACAACTGCCCCACAGGTGCTTATTGATCCTCCTTCATTAGTTTCTGAAACCAATGATGTTCTTTCATACAATGGCGATTCTGGAACTGTTGTTGGATTTGGAACAACTGTAGTATCGGATATTGATAAATTAATATTTGATTTATATATTCCTCAAGATTCATTCCTCAGAGATACTGCTATTGTAGGTACAGCAACAACATTAAGTGGTATTAGTGTTGGTGATTATTTGATAATTAATAATTCAAATATTGGATTTGCACAAACTTCTATAATATCAAGAGCACTTGATAATACTATAGTTGCAACTGGTAAATCTTTCTTTGATAATGTTTATCAAATCGAATCTGCAACTGTTGTTAGTGTTGCAAACACAAACATAGGAATATCTACTGTTGGAACTGCATTGACAAGCGTAGTCAGAGTTCAAACTAGAATAAGTGGAATATCCACATTTAATTTCTCATCAAATTCAATATATTTTGATTCAACAAATTATAGTTTTGATAATCAAAATTCTGATATTGGTGGTGGTGCTAATACGGGAATTGGATACACTGGTGGATTTATCAACCGCCAATTCTTGGGCAACTTTAGTTGGGGTAGAATAGAACTTCAAGGTAGATCAGAACTTAACCAATATCCATTCTTTGGTCAGAATGGAGTTCTTGGAATTAATACTGGATCTCTTGTAACAAGAACCAATAGTCTCAATGCTAAAAATTATGATGTTTAGTGATATTCTAAATATTTCAAACCTAAAGTATCAATAATGGCTAAAGTAGGTATAAACACGGGTTCAGCACCAAATGCAGGAGATGGAAGTACTCTTTTAGCAGGTGCAAATGCGATAAATTCTAATTTTAACGAAGTTTATAATTTGATTGGTGATGGAACTAATTTGTTGGCAGGAATTGTAACTTCTATAGTTGGAGGAACAAATGTAACTGTATCTGGTGCTACTGGTGCAGTCACTATTAATGCTAGTGGTGGAGGTGGTGGTGGAAGTATTGCTGGTATTGATACTACAGGAACATCTGTCTTTAATCAAATAAATGCAAGTGGTGTTACAACTGCAGCGACATTTAGTGGTTCAGGTGCATCACTAACTAATCTTAATGCAAGTAATTTGAGTAGTGGTACACTTCCTGCTAGTAGAATAACTTCACTTAATGCATCTAAACTAACTGGAACTGCAGCAGCAATTAATGGTACAAATATAACAGGAATTGTAACATCAATAGTTGGAGGAACAAATGTAACTGTATCTGGTGCTACTGGAGAAGTTACTATCAATGCTAGTGGCGGTGGATCTGGAATAACAGTTCAAGATGAGGGTTCTGCATTATCAACTTTAGCAACAACACTTAATTTTGTTGGATCTGGGGTTGTAGCAAGTGGAACAGGAGCAACAAAAACAATTACTATTGCTGGTGGTGGTGGATCACTAGCATCTAGAACAACAAAGAGTGCTACTACTGCTTCTCTTAATGCTGCTGCTTCTGGTGATTTATCAATAACTGCATTTAAAGCATATAATTTACTTAAAATAGCAATAGATCATCCTGCTTGGGTTAGACTTTATGTTGATTCTGCATCTAGAACTTCTGATGCTAGTAGAGCAGAGGGAACAGATCCCGCACCAGGTTCAGGTGTTATAGCAGAAGTTTTAACATCTACTGCAGGTGCAAGCACATTTTTAATGTCGCCAGGAGTTATTGGATGGAATAATGATGGAACCCCTTCTACAACAGTTTATGCAAAAGTGACAAATAAGGATTCTTCTGCTCGTGCAATTACAGTAACTTTGACTCTAATACAAGCGGAGGCATAAATGAAAGAGTATATCGTCACTCTGAATAATATTAGTGATAAAACAACCTTTTGTAATGAGATGACTGCTTCTAGTGGGAGTGGTTCTATTCCTAGTAGGGCATGTACTTGTTCGCTAATGAGACCATCCAGTAGGAATAGTCATTTTACTTTAACTGATGAAGAAGCAGCAGAATTAAAAAACGATTCTAGAGTATTAGATTGTGCAGAACCTGTATCTCATACTGCTGAACTATGGGATTCAAAACAACAGGCTGCTTGGGATAAGAGTCCTGATGATGCTAATGATAAAAATTGGGGTATTAAAAGATTAATTAATGGACAAGCAACTGCAAACTGGGGAACTGATGGATCAAGTGACTACACCGAAGAAGTTAATACGACAAGTTCTGGTAAACATGTAGATGTTATAATAGTTGATCGTCATTTAAATTTTGATCATCCAGAATTTAAAGAAAACCCAGATGGAACAGGAAATAGTAGGGCAGTTCAGTTTAATTGGTTTTCTTATAGTTCATCATTAGGTCACTCTACAAATGCCAATTATTCATATGCAGGTGGAACTAGCAGTCATGGAACTCATGTAGCAGGTATAGCAGCAGGAAATACTCAAGGGTGGGCAAGAGATGCTAATATTTACAACATGGCATTTTCAAATGATGCCGAAGGTGGAAATGGAGTTACTAATTGGACTAATATTCTTTTTGAATATGTAAGACATTTTCATAATAATAAAGCAATTAATCCTGCAACTGGCAGAAGAAATCCAACTATTTGTAATAATAGTTGGAGTTCAGTGTGGAGTAATGATGTTACTCCATTAGGAAATGTTTCTGAAATAAAATATAGAACAGTTACTACAAATATGAGTGGTCAAACTGATGCCCAAAAGAAAACTACGTTAGAAGCAAGAAGAGTTCCTGTTCCAGTTGCAGGTGAAATTGGAGTATTTGGAATAAGAAGCACTGCACTAGAAGCAGATATTGCAGATTGTATAAATGATGGAGTTATTATGATAGGATCTGCAGGTAATTCTTATTTTCCTCTTGATATTAGCACTGGTGCTGATTATGCTAATAGTATTGTTATAGGTGGAACTGGAGTAGAATGTTGTCAAGGAGGTAGTCCTGGTTCTGCTCCTAACGTAATATCTGTAGGTGCGATAGCAGCAACAGTTTCAGAAACTAAAACAACTTTTAGTTGTTTTGAAGAAAGAGTTGATGTTTATGCACCTGGTCGTAATATTATGTCATCTGTAAGAAATAATTCTTCTGGATATGGTAATCAACAACCCGATCCAAGAGATTCTAATTTTTATAACGCATCTGCTAGTGGAACTAGTATGTCTGGACCTCAAGTTGCTGGACTTTTAGCATGTGCTGCTGAACAATTTCCTAATATGAGACCTGCTGATGCACTTCAATATCTAAAGGAAGGTGCTAAATCACAAATAGCATCTACCAGTGAGGATCCTCCAACACAAAGTCCTTATACAAGTTTTGGTGATGGTAATAATCGATATGCATCTTATGTTTATAAAAGACCTCAAAGTGGAACTGCGTTTCCACATGATAATCATGGAAATAGAGTTTCATCATCTAATGGTGTAAAATACCCACGGGTAAATAGTGTTGTGACTAAACCTTCATAAAACCTTTAATAAATAAATAAAAAGTTCCAAAAATGGCTGCAATTATAACTGATAAGATTAGGATATTAAATGCAAAGAATTTTATTGCTGGTGTAAATTCTACTAGCAATGCATATTATTCTTTTATTGGATTACCTAATCCTACAGAACAACAATCTGATTGGGATACATCTCCTCCTGCACCCAAAGATAGTTTTGATCAGGAGAATAGTTATTGGGATACTATGATTGCTTTGAAGAAAATTACTTCTTCAGATGTAAGACAAGTAGTTCAGAAAAGATTATGGTCTTCTGGAACAACTTATGATATGTATCGTGGAGATTATACAAGATCCAATACTGCTGCTGTTTCAGGTGCTACAAATTTATATTCAGCAAGTTATTATGTATTGAATAGTGATTATAGAGTATATGAGTGTTTGCAAAACGGAACTGATCCTGAAAACCCTAATGGTAGACCATCACTAGATGAACCAACATTTACTGATTTAGAACCAAAGGTTGCGGGAAGTAGTGGAGATGGGTATGTATGGAAATATCTCTATACTATTAAACCAAGTGATATTGTAAAATTTGAATCAACGGATTTTATTCCAGTTCCTCCAAATTGGGATACAGATGCAGATAATGCTGCAGTAAGAGATAATGCAGTAGATGGATCTATTAAAGTAGTTACTATTACAAATAGAGGAGTGGGTTTAGGAACTGCGGGTGCTGTTTATACAAGAGTTCCTATTAAAGGTGATGGTTCTGGTGGAGAATGCACTGTCATCATGTCCAATGACCAGACAGTTGATTCTATAACTGTTTCTAGTCAAGGATCTGGTTATTCTTATGGTAATATTGATTTAGCTGCTGGTGGAGTTCCTACTGGAACAACAGTACCTACATTTGATGTTATCATTTCACCTCAAGGAGGACATGGATCTGATATCTATGAGGAATTGGGTGCATATAATGTGCTACTTTATTCTAGAATAGAAAATGACACAGAAAACCCAGATTTTATTACTGGTAATCAAATAGCAAGAATTGGTGTGGTTCAAGATCCCAAAGGATTTGGATCAAATAACTTATTAACACTAGATAAAGCAAGTGCAGTTCCTGCTCTTCGTTTAACTGGTGCTGGATACAGTTCTGCTACATTTACTGCAGACTCATTAATTAAACAAACTATTGGAACTGGTTCTACTGCTTTAGGAAAGGTTATTAGTTATGATCAAAATACAGGAGTATTGAAGTTCTGGCAAGACAGAACTATGGCAGGATTTAATACCGTAGGTACTGCTCAAACAAATCCACCTTATGGATATAATTTGAATCAATTTAGCAGTACTCCAAGTGGTAATGGTAGTCTTAATATTGTTCCTTCTACAGGGTCTAATTTAGCGATAGATACGTCCTTCACAGGTGTCTCAACCGTAATAAATAGTAAGACGTATTACCTTGGACAGTCATTTAATAATGGCATTGCCAATCCTGAATCCAAGAAGTATTCAGGAAACATTATTTACATTGATAATAGACCATCTATTACAAGGTCATTAAATCAAAAAGAAGATATCAAAGTTATTTTGCAGTTCTAAAAAATCATGCCACAGCAAACGAATTTAAACGTATCGCCATATTTTGACGACTATTCAGATGATAGTGGTTATCATAAGGTACTGTTTAAACCTGGAACTCCTGTCCAGGCGAGAGAACTTAATAATCTCCAATCTATTTTACAAAATCAGATTGAAAAGTTTGGGCAACATTTTTTTAAAGAAGGTGCAAAAGTAATACCTGGTAATACTGGATATAATAAACTATACTATAATATTCAACTACAA